AGGTGATACTATCAATTTAGACGGTTATGTTAAATCACATAACAAAGGTAGATATCATAATGGTATGGAAACTGTTGTGAATAGAATTAAAATATTAAGTTAATACTCTGATAAATACTACTACAACGGTAGGAGTATCACATGACAGAAGAATTAAAAACGACACACCATCCTGCTGATACAAACGGAGATGGTAAAGTGTCCAAAGCAGAAGAGGCTATGTACCTCGAATTTAAACGTAAAGAATTAGAAGACGCAGATGCAATGCGTGATGCACAACGAAAAATGACTTGGTTCGCATTAGGCGGATTATTGTTATATCCTTTTGCAGTTGTAATTGCAATGTTGGCCGGACTAGATAGTGCGGGTAAAATACTGGGCGATATGGCGGCTACATACTTTGTAGCAGTTGCAGGTATTGTTGCCGCGTTCTTTGGCTCACAGGCATACGCAAAAGGTAAGTAATCATAATGTTTATTAAACACTTTGTAAGAATGTTGACACGAGAAGAACTCATTGATGAGGACGTTATTGTGTATTTTGATGTTGTACAAAGTGTTGTACCTACAAAACTACTGACTGCTTATGATGAAGAAAAAGCAAAGGTAGGAATTGAGGTAATGGCATATACCAGTGAAGATGATAATGGTGATATGTGGATATATGAAATTATTTTAGAAGAAGCAATAGGTTCTGAAGAAGGTGATGAAATATCAGAAGAACTATTTAAAGAATTTGACGATATACAGTTTACATTTGAAGCATCTGTAGAAGTATAATGTTAGTAGAAGTACACCATACTGGTGAACAATTTCAAGCCTTTGACTCCAAAGGTAATAGAATAACCAATAGAGAAATATTAGAAGCAATATCTTTCGAGAACTTCCCCGGATTTAAATCTGTATTTACATTAGAGTTAGATCTTGACAATACCAGGAAACCTGTTATAATGCAAGAACTAGACGTAAATATAAACATAGAATCGAGGTAGAAAGAATGGCATTTAACAAAACATTTAATCAAGAAGAAGTCGCAAGACTTAAAAAATTAATAACTGAGGGCGACCAAGTCCTATACGAAGTAGACGCATTAAATACAGGACTTCGTGAAACAGTTAAAGCAATAGCAGAAGAGATGGACCTTAAACCAGGTGTATTAATGAAGGCTGTAAAAGTTGCTCACAAGGCCAAATTCCAAGATGAGTTTGACAAGTTTGATGAACTTGAAACTATCTTAGAAACAGTAGGCAAAACACTATAAAACAATTGACAAGACAGTCATAATACTGTATAATAGTATTATGATTAAGGCAAGATATCTATGAGTTATGTAGACGCATTTTATGAATCCGGAAAAGACGTAGTTACAGTTGTAGAACGTGTGAATGGCGAACGCATAATTAAAGATCTAAAGCCTGAACATAATTTTTATTATGGTGATCCAAACGGCAAACATAAGAGTATCTTTGGTGATAATGTAACTGAAGTAAGATGCAATAGTCAAAAAGACTTTAAAAAGAACCTAGGTATATGTAAGCACAACGGCTTGTACGAAAGTGATATACGACCCGTACAGAAGGTCCTAGAGCGAGATTATTTAAACATAGACCCGCCTAAATTACAAACAGCATTTTTCGATATTGAGGTAGACTTTGATCCTACTAGAGGATACAGTAGTCCAGAAGACGCCTTCTCGCCTATTACGTCTATTGGAGTGTACTTACAATGGATGGATGCAATGATTTGTTTAGCAGTTCCGCCTAAGACATTGACCTGGGAACAGGCACATGAAGTAGCAGGTCCTCTATCAGAAGTTAAATTATTTAGAACAGAAAAAGAAATGCTGGATGTGTTTTTAAATGTAATTGAAGATGCAGATGTGTTAAGTGGTTGGAACAGTGAGTCGTATGATATACCCTATACTATTAATAGAATTATTAGAACTATGGGTAAGTCAGAAACAAGACGTATGTGTTTACTTAAAAAACTCCCTAAGGAAAGGAAGTTTGTACAATACGGTAAAGAAACACAAAGTTTTGATCTAGTAGGCCGTGTACACTTAGACTATTTAGAACTATATAGAAAATACAACTACGAAGAAAGACATAGTTACAGATTAGATTATATTGGCGAGATGGAAGTAGGAGAAAAGAAAGTTGTATATGAAGGAAGTTTAGATAGACTTTATAATCATGACTTCCTAAAGTTTTTAGAATATAACATACAAGATGTTATGCTATTAGATAAGATGGATAAGAAGTTACAATTTATTGACTTAGCAAATATTATATCACATGAAAATACAGTACTACTTCCAGTGACAATGGGTGCTGTTGCAACTACTGAACAAGCAATTATTAACGAAGCACATAGACGTGGCATGGTTGTCCCTGATAAGATCAGAGGCGATCGAGAACGAGACACAGCGGCTGGCGCCTTTGTGGCATCTCCAAAGAAAGGATATCATGAATGGATAGGCAGTATGGATTTAAACAGTCTATATCCTAGTGTATTCCGTGCATTGAACATGGCACCAGAAACTATTGTTGGTCAGTTACGTTTAGATTACACAGATGAAGAGATTGCTAACGCACAGAAACTAGAGAAAAGAAGTTTTGCAGATGCCTGGCACGGTAAGTTTGCTACAAATGAGTTTGAGTTTGTAAACAATAAAGATGTAGATCATGTTATGGATTTAGATATGGAAGACGGCTCTACACATAAAGTCACAGGTGCTGATGTTTATAATCTAGTTTTTAACAGTGGGCAACCTTGGAACATAAGTGCTAATGGAACTTTGTTTAAAACAGATATACAAGGTGTTGTTCCTGGTCTATTAGAACGTTGGTATTCAGAAAGACAGGAGTTACAAGCAAAGAAAAAATCAGCAACAAATGATGCAGAGAAGGCCTTTTACGATAAAAGACAGTTAGTTAAAAAGATTATTCTTAACAGTTTATATGGTGCTATACTTAATCCAGGTTGTAGATTCTATGACAAACGTATAGGACAATCAACTACACTTACTGGTAGAAGTATTACAAAACATATGGCATGTGAAACAAATAGAATGCTTACAGGCGTATATGACTATGAAGGAGATTGCATAGTATATGGTGATACTGACTCTGTATATTTTAGTGCCGTCCCTGCCTTGCCAGAAGGTGAAAAACTGAATATGGATAGTGCTATTAAACTATATGACCATATATCAGATACTGTTAGTGATACTTTCCCACAGTATTTAAAAGATACATTTAATGTTCCAGAGACCTCAGGTGCTGTGATGATTGCAGGTAGAGAAGTAGTTGGCAAGTCTGGATTATTCCTAACAAAGAAAAGGTATGCTATACTTTGTTTAGACATAGAAGGATATCAGCCTGAAGGTGGTAAACTTAAAGCAATGGGTTTAGAAATTAAACGTTCTGATACGCCTGAATTTATACAAGACTTTTTAGAAGATATTTTATTTGATTGCTTAAACGGTAAGACTGAAGATGACGTACTTACTAAAATTATGGACTTTAAAGAATATTTTAAAAATTTACCTGCTTGGGAGAAAGGTACTCCTAAGAGAGCAAATAATGTAACTATGTATACACAAAAGATGAATGCTCAGGCAAGAGTTGCTAGTAGTCATAGTCTACACAAGTTAGAAGCATTAGAAAACGAAGGTAAGAAGTCAATGATACCTGGACATGTTAGAGCTAGTGTAAACTGGAATAACTTAAAACAAGCAAATAGTGACGCATATAGTTTACCTGTAACTGATAGTATGAAAGTTATTGTATGCAAACTTAAAAACAATCCAATGGGTTACACTAGTGTAGCCTATCCAACAGATGAACTCAACCTTCCCAAGTGGTTTAAAGAGTTGCCTTTTGATGAGGAACTGATGGAAGAAACAATTTTAGATAAGAAGATAAAGAATGTGATCGGTCCTATGGGATTTGATTTAGATAAAACAACACAAAGTAAAACGTTATCTACGTTCTTTGAATTTTAATCTAAAAAAAAGGTGAAAAAGCAATTGACTTTTCTAAATAGTAATGTATAATAAATTATATCGCGGAGAATAATTATGGCAATAAAAGATGTATTTAAAGATGTTCTAAAACATACACATGGTTTAGGTATTTTTGAAATGGTAAAAATAACCGGAGAAGTTGATAAAACTATTGTAGAGACTGTTGACGCAGACAAAACA